ACAATATGTAAAATAAAAAAAATAAATAGTTGACAAATGGGAACGATAGATTTATAATGCAATCACAACTTAAGGAAAGGAGTGAAGATATTGAGACTTGACTTAAAAAGGTTAAAGGCTGAGAGAATTGCCAGCGGGTTATCCCAAGATGAAGTTGCTGGTAAGTTTGGAAAGACTCGTGCGTGGTATGCCAAAAGAGAAAATGGTTTCGTTCCTGTAGGAGCAGACGAATTAGCATCTCTTGCGGCAATATTTAATATAGGTAGGGAAAATATGGGTATTTTTTTTACCAATAATGTTCCCGAAAGGGAACGAAATAGTCTGAGGTAAAGATGATGAAAAATCAGGCAAAGATAGAAAGAACAATAGATCACATTTGCGATTATATAATCGCAAAAACAAGCTTAATTCCTGAAATCAAGGAGTATGAGCTTGATGAGTTGCCGAATATGATAAATGCTCTAGCGGATTTGATTAGGGCTGTGGATGGGAATTGATATTAAAGGAGGTTTTCATGGATTACAAGCTAATAGTGGATATTTTTAGGTTGGAAAACAAAAAGGAATACTTAAGTAATTTAATAACTAGCGTAGTAGAAGTATTTGAAAAAGAAGATGCTTTATTTTACGCATTTTGTTTCGATGCGGCGGGCAATAAGGTTGAAGTTGTAGCAAATTATGACTTTTTTGACTTGATAGAGAAACTGGCAACTGGTACATGCCCTTATTCATATGAGCATCTGGACAAGTATTCAGAAGATTGGTATGACGAAGATCTAGGTGAATAGTAGGTGTTTTTTGGAGGTAAATATGTTGAAAATACTTAAAAAATTTCAAAGAGAAGATAAAGAAGACATGGTGCATAGGACAACATTTTTCAGGTATAAGGGAAACTTATATAAGTTTGAAAGCATAAGCGATAAGTTTATGAGTTGTATAAAAAGGACTTTATATAAGACTGGAATGGTACTTGCGGAAAGCCACATAGATATGATGAGTCTTTCAATAGAATTTGGCTTTTTTCGTGACAATCCATTACATAATGAAATGAAAAAGGCAGGTATCTTGGTGGACTTTGATTTTTATGACGAAGAATTATAAAAGGAGGTAGTTATGAGTTTCAGATTAGTAAATAGTGTGGAAAAGGCAAACGCAATAACCCACAACGGAGTATTCCATGCGGATGAGGTTTTCGCAACCGCATTATTAAGCATGATTTCAGGAGTTAGGTTGATAAGAACAAGGAGTGTAAAAGCGGAAGACAAGCCAGAAGGTGTAATTATGTACGATATCGGTGGCAAGTATTCAGTGTGGGATAAAGTGTTTTACCACCATCAAAAAGACTTCAGCTTGATACATGAAGACAGAACAAAGCTGTCAAGCTTCGGAATGCTATGGTATCTGTACGGCAGATTTGTATTGTGCGATGTTTACGACTGCCCGACAAGATACATTGAGCTTGCATTTAACGACATCAATAACAGACTCGTGAAGTGGATTGATGACAGGGATAACGGGCAACTGCCACAAAGCGAAGAACTGACCATATCTTCGATGATATCAAGTTTTAACCCAGCTTGGGATGAAGAAAATCCGGATGAAAATGCTTGTTTTGTAAAAGCAGTTGACTTCGCCTATACAGTTTTAAATAACCTTATAAGGTCTGTAGTAAGCGAATACGAGGCTGTTGATATAGTAGAAGATAAGATAGACGAGGCAGAGGGAAAAGTGCTGAATTTAGGCAGCTATATAGCCCACTGGCAAACTATCATCCTGAATAGCAAAAATCCGAAAGCCAGTAAACTTCTTTACTGTACATACAGGGGTAAAGAGGGTGAAGCCTGCATAGTAGCAGTACCTCCAAGCCTTGAGGAAATGACTAAGCAAAGAAAACCGTTTCCGGAGGAATGGGCAGGGCTTAGTGGAGAAAAACTGGAGGCAGCAGCAGGAATTAAGGGACTTAAATTTTGCCATGCAGGAAGGTTCTTTATGTCAGTAGACAATGATAAGGTGACAGAAGAAGTCCTCAAAAAAATTTTATAAGGAGAAAGTATGTCAGCGATCGGAAGCATTTTAGCAGTAATAGCGATGATGAGTATAGCATTTTACATTGATGATCCGAATAAGTAAGGAGGTAACCAAATGCCAAAACTGGCACAAAGTCGAGCTGAAAAGCAAGACATTGCACTAAAGAAGATTTTAGGAGGCATACAGAACGCCTATGGGAAAACTGACAAGGAAATGGCGGATATCTTGGGGTGTTCTGAAAAGACCTATAAGAAGAGGAATAGAGAACCGGCAACCTTTACTCTGGTTGAGCTGAGAAGGCTCAATAGTAGGGGTTGGCTCACAGCCGAAGAAAAGGCAAGTATCTTTTAGGAGGAAGGTATGAAGATAAAGATATCGAGAATTGTAAAGAGCGTACAGACAACAACGGAACTGGCAAAATTGATAGGTGCTGTTATCGATCATAAAAGATTTGATGAAGAATATGTGCGGAATGTTGAAGCTAAAATGAATAGAGTATTTTATGTGTCAAATATAGAGGAATTGAGTCATGAAAACTTGCAGAGTTATACGTACTTATTTATCGAACGACTTAATGAAGATTTTCCTGCAAGTTTTAAGGAGTTTTTATATGACTTCTTTTACTTAAAAGACAAGGTTTTAAGTAAATTGAAAGTCAGATGGGACTGGGAAGAATAGAGGTGAAACTGTGACAAGTGAAGAAGCAATGAGAGCTAAAGAAGTATTTGATTTGTGCCTGCAAATCAATGTCTTGAAAAAGCGAGAAGTGTTTTTTGAAACAAGACCTGATTTGAAAGTGGCAAGTGTAAGAATATTTACACCACACTGGGAGCCGGAAATGGAAGGCGAGGACTGTAGCTGTTATCTAAATGATATAGATCTTTGCCATCTAAGGTATAGAAATAATGTCCAGAAAACAATTAAGAGATTAAAAGAACTACTTAAGGAGGATATGAGGCATGATATTAAGAGATTTCCTAGAGCACATGCAAATTGATGAAAGCAAAGTTACTCACATAGCATATAGTGAATTAGATGATTGTGTGGCTCTTTCAGTAACAATCAAAAAGCAGAATAAACAATTAGATGTGCCAGATTTCATGAGGAAATCAGGACACTATAAGGAGTTGGCATGATAGGAAATACCAGACAGGCAAGCATAACTACAAGGGAAATAATGCAAACTATCAAAATAGGCGACAAGTTTCATTATCTGTATCCTGACCCTTCAGAAAAATCTGTTGGCAAGGGAACGAAGAAGATAAAGGCACTTGTAAAAGTAACAAAGCTGTTCCCGAATTTGGTTGAGGTTAGGGAGATAGAAACTAATAAAAAAATGTATCTAAGCTGTGCAGATTTATTATTAGATACAGATATAAAAAGCCTGCTACCCTTTCAGGAAGACAGGCACAAATAAAAACACGCACAAGTATTTTAGCATATTAGAGAAAGAAGGGTAAGATGATTGGTATTAGAACAGATGACCCGATAGCGGATGCAGAAAGATACTATGCTTCGCTTGAGGAAAAGGAAAAAGATTTGCCGCTTTGCAGTCAATGTGGTGAACGGATTTATGAAGACTATGCATACATGATTGAAGGCGATTATGTATGCGAGGATTGTATAGATAAATTCCGTATAAGTATAAACAATTAAGGAAGGAAGATATAAAGAATGTTGAAAAGCTATGAAGAAATGCGTCAAATTGATGTAAGACCGTATTGCAAAAAAAGAGACGGTATGGATTACCTGAATTATAGCAAGTGCATAGATTTATTGCATAAAAACGGAGCGGAAGTGGTTTATTTCCTTCCGATACAAAATCCTGCTACCGGCTCAAGTTTGATAGCAACAAATGAAGTTTTTACAGATAAAAACGGAGTAACAAACCGCTGCTATGAGACAAGAATAGAGATACATATAGATGATAAAGTTTACTATATGCAATCTCCGTTAATGAATGGAGCAAATCCGGTAAAGGATAATTCCATGAGTCAGCAAAGAATATGGAACTCAATGACAAGGTCTTTTGTAAAAGGAGTAGCTATATATACCGGATTAGGGTTCGATTTATGGTTGGAAGAAGAGGATGAGGACGAGAAAAAGCAGCAAAATGCTAATCAATATCATGACATCAATAAAGTACAGGAAAGAGTCTTTGAAACCGTTACGGCATTGAACAAAAAAGGCTTTACTCTTACTGATATAGCTGAAAAGTTAGGAAGAACTAAAGAAGAGTTACAGTCTTATCTGAATATGTATAAGACCCTTGCAGCGGTAGAGCATAATCTAAATGTTTTGCTTAAAGAGTCTTAATTATGATACATGACTCAGACAGGAGCTACTATATCGGAGCTTCAGATGTGCGTTTTGTAATGGGTAACTATGAAACAAAAACATTTGAAGCTTGGTATAGAACTAAGCAAGGGTTTTCAAGTAGAGATATGAAAACGGATGCCATGCTTGCCGGGACGTATTATGAACATAGGATACTTGATGCAATTAATGTCCCGGAGCTTGTGAAAGACGCTCAAATCATATGGGGAAGACTTAGGGTAAACCTTGACGGATGTACTAAGGATACCATATATGAGATCAAAACTCATAAGCTGGATAAGGCTTTTAAGGTATCTAAAGCATATTGGCAGCAGGTACAAGTACAAATGTATGTTACGGGCATTAGAAAGGCATATATTATAGCCTATGCCCTTACAGAAGCAGAATATGCCAATTACTATCTTGATATAGATAAGTCAAGGATAAGTATACATCCAATTGAATATGATGAGAAGTTTATAAATAAAGAGTTTTTGCCTAAGTTTTTTTACTTAAGTAAATGCTTAGATGAAGGTTCTTTCCCTAAAACAGAATAAAGGAGATTGTATGAATAAAGTGGTACTAATGGGAAGGCTTACAAGAGATCCTGAAATTAGATACAGTAATGGAGAAACCGCCATGGCTATAGCAAGATTTACCGTTGCTGTAGACAGGAGAGTAAAGAGAGACAGTGAAAACAATGCGGACTTTATTAGTTGCATTGCTTTTGGAAAGACTGGTGAGGTGGTAGAGAAGTACTTCAGAAAAGGACAAAAAATAGCCCTGAATGGTCGGATACAAACCGGTAGCTATACAAATAACGAAGGTCAAAAAGTCTATACAACTGATGTAATTGCCGAAGACATTGAGTTTGTGGAAAGTAAGAACAGTACATCCGGTTATGATAGTAGTAGTAGACCGGATCCGTCACAGGCGAGTGTAGATGGCTTTATGAATATACCTGACAATGTAGACGATCAGGGTCTGCCTTTTAATTAGGAGGTAATTGGGTGAATTTTAACAATGAAGTTTGGAAACCTATCAAAGGGTTTGAGTATTACGAAGTTAGCAATCTTGGTAGAGTTCGTTCAATTTCTCATGTGGATTCCATGGGTAGAATGAAAGTTGGGAAAATTCTCAAACAGGGTTTTGATGGTAAAAATAATTATCTGCATGTTGGATTAGGGAAAGGCGGAGTAAAAAGATACAGCAAAAATGTTCATCGCTTAGTTGCATGTGCTTTTATCCCTAATCCGCATGGTTTCAAAGAAGTAAACCACAAAGATGAAGATAAAATAAATAATTCTGCGGATAATTTAGAATGGTGCAATCATAAATATAATAGCAATTATGGTTCCAGGGCTGGTTTGTTTCGTGGAGAGAAAAACCCGCAGAGCAAGATTGGATACAATTGCATTTCTTTTATAAGAGAAAATCATAAATCATGTGGAGGAGAGTATAGGAATTGCGACCTTGCAAAAATGTTTAATATATCAGAGTCTCATGTCTCCTCAATAGCACACAGGAGGCGTTGGAATTATGATGATACAGTGTGACAGTAGAGAAGGTAAAAGTCAACTGCACAGAATTGAAACACAGTTTGACCAACATGGAGTAAATCATTTCGTTTCAAAGCTGTATGTCGGTGACTATATGTCTTATGACAATCCCCGGCTTGTAATAGATCGTAAACAGAATTTAGCCGAACTATGCGGCAATGTTTGTCAACAACACAAAAGGTTTAGGGATGAGCTTTTAAGAGCACAAGAAAACGGCATAAAACTTATTATCCTGTGCGAGCATGGCGGGCAAATAAGAGCCTTGGAAGATGTTCATAAATGGCAAAATCCAAGACGAAAGCAGAGGATTTACAATCCAAACGTGGGGCGTTGGATAGAATACGAGACAAACGCCATGACAGGCGAAAAGTTACAAAAAGTATTAACCACAATGCAGGAAAAATACGGCTGTGAGTTTCTTTTTTGTAGCAAGGAAAATACAGGAAAGCGGATTATAGAAATCCTGTCAGGAGGCTTAGACAATGACTCTTCAGGAAATAAAACAACAATACAGAATGATTGACATCTTGAATAAATATGCAATCAAGGTGAATAAGAGCGGTTTTATATGCTGCCCCTTCCACAAAGAAAAAACGCCATCAATGAAGATTTACGAAAGAAGCTTTCATTGCTTTGGTTGCGGCGCTCATGGTGATGCACTTGATTTTGAACAAAAGTACAACAACATGGATTTTCAGACGGCTTTTAAGATGTTGGGCGGTAGTACAGAAGGATTAAGCTTTAGTCAAAAGCTAAGTATTTACAAATCTAAGAAAAATACAGAAAGAAAAGAGATCGCAAAGAAAAGGCAGCAGGTGGCTGAGGCGGAAGAAGTGGAAAATATAAAAAAGTATAAATGTATATTAAAAAATGCAGAAAAGCTCTCAGGTGACTGGGCAAAAGCATACAATAAACTCTTATATTTATACAATAATTTTGCAACTCGAAACGGCTGGAATGATTGGGGGGAGGAAGACTTGAATAGATGGTTGAATTGGACAGATTAGATGATGATTTTATAGAGAAGTTAAGTGCCGAAGACCTGACATCTGAAGATTTGTTCATGTGTTTATTTAGTGAACCGGACGAGATAAAGAGGGCAAGGATGCATAATTCCCTTAAGGCAAGGGCGAAAGAACTGAGAGTGACTACTTTTTTTAATTCTTTGTACAAAGCTTATAAGAAAGTTGATGAAGAATTGCAAAAAAAAGCACCCAGTAAAGGACGGGGAAACTATACAGAGTTTACCGGACCATACAGATCTATGCAATGTTGGGGGTGGATAGCTGATGATACCGGCATATACCAGATAAATAATACTAATGGGCAAGCTGAAAGCAGTGCCTGCTACCATCCTATTATACCGATAGAAAGACTAAGGAACTTGGAAACAGGTGAAGAGCAACTAAAAATTGCCTTCAAGCGTAACAGTAAATGGGAAGAAGTAATAGTACCTAAGGTAATTGTCAGTTCTGCAAGCAAGATAGTTAATCTGTCGAGCCGTGGAATTGCTGTAACGTCCGAAAATGCTAAAAGCTTAGTCAAATACTTAGCCGATGTAGAGAACGCAAACGAGTCTATTATAAAAGTTGAATATTCGACTTCAAAACTAGGATGGATCAAGAGCGGATTTATGCCGTATGACACTGAAATTACTTTTGATGCGGATGCCAAGTTCGGTCAGATAGTTGAAACTGTCAAACCGACTGGGAATAGGTCTAAGTGGTATGAGCATATGTGCGAATTACGCAAATCTGACCGCATGGAGGCTAAATTTATGCTTGCGACAAGTTTCGCAAGTATATTAGTTAAGCCACTTAATGCTTTGCCCTTTTTTGTAGACCTATGGGGTGAAACTGAGGGCGGTAAATCAGTTGCCTTAATGGTTGCGGCATCCGTTTGGGCTGATCCGGACGAGTCGGCTTACATAAAAGACTATAAGGGTACTGAGGTGGGTTTGGAAGCTGTATGTGACTTACTTAACCACTTACCCCTATGCCTTGATGATAGTAGCAAAAAGAATAGAAGGCTTGAGGAGAACTTTGAGGGGCTTATATATGACCTATGCTCGGGCAAAGGTAAAACAAGGTCAAATAAAGACCTTGGCTTAAATCGTGAGAATCACTGGAAAAACTGCATACTTACAAACGGAGAGCGTCCGCTGTCAAGCTATGTCACACAAGGCGGTGCTATGAACAGGATACTTGAAGTTGAATGTGGCAGAAAATTATTCGACAATCCGAGATTGACAGCCGAAACGGTAAAAAGCAACTTTGGTCATGCCGGAAAAGAGTTTGTAGACCTTGTCAAATCTATGAATATTGAAAATATAAAACAGATACAGCAGGGTTTTATGGATATTCTTTCTAGTGATGAGAAAATGCAAAAACAAAGCCTGTCACTGTCAATCGTCCTAACGGCTGATAAGCTCGCAACAGACTATTTGTTCAAAGACGGGCAGTATCTTGATATTGAGCAGGCAAAGCAAGTTCTAATAAACAGAAACGAGCTGTCGGACAATGAAAGGTGCTATCAATTCTTGCTTGACTCTATAGCCATGAACCCGGCTAAGTTTGATGATAAGGCGGAAAATGTCGAGAAGTGGGGGTCTAAGAGTGACGGCTATGCGATCATCATAAGCAAGGTTTTTAGCAGATTGTGTGAGGAGGGCAAGTTTTCAAGGCAATCATTTTTGTCATGGGCAAGCCATAAAGGCTTGATAAAGACCAACAAAGACAGGTTTGACAAAAATTATCGTTTTGGTGACATGATTCAGAGATGTATTTTCTTGAAGTTGCATGGTGATGATTTTTTAAGTTTAGAAGAACAACAGATGGAGTTGCCTTTTAAGTAACCAACGAGGTAACAAATTTCAAGCAAGTGGTAACACCGCAAATACCCTGTTTATGGGGCTTTAAGGGGTATTGTTACCAAGTTACCACCGTTACCGTCCGCCAACCGTACATATATATAGAGATTTATTTTTCAATTAATTTGAATAATTAATTTTCAGTTCCCTATATGGGAAAAGTAGTGGTAACAATGGGAACATGGTAACAAGGTGTCGCAAATATCGTGTTTATGAGGGTTTAATGTGTAACCATCTTGAAAAACCCTAAGGTAACAGGCGGTAACAATAAGGAGGGTACATGGAGTATTTAACAATAGACAATGACAAATTAACCTATTTCATGAACAAAATATACAATCAATGGTTTGTGAAGTGGCGAGATGTACCAATGCCTTTAAGCCGTGAACAGGCTCAGCAGCTTGTTGACGAGTCTGTCGAGATAGCGGAAGAGGGCAAGGACTATAGCATGGTAATAGAATTGTTAAAAGTATTTCACAATGAATTTGATGAAAGAGACAGACTAGCGAATTGCAAGTAGTAAAAAGAAAAGGAGAATTAAGCATGGAAAATTTAGAATTTCACAACTGGGCAATTAAAAGTATTGGAGAACATTATGGATTGCCGATACAAAAGGGCAAGACTATAGAGGAGTTGGGCGAACTTATAGTTGCTCTGCAAAAAGATATATTAGCTTCTACTTTTTCAAGTGCAAATGACAACACTTTATCTGATGAAGTCATAGAAGAGATAGCGGATGTAGCTATAATGCTTGAGCAGCTTGTAGCCTTGTCAAAAAGTGGTGAAAGAATGAATAGTAAAATGGAACACAAACTAATAAGGCAGTTGAATAGAATTAACGAAGAACAGAGAAAGTAAGTCGCCTTGTTTTAATATAGCCAAATTCATATCGAAAGTAGGGGTTGTATTAAACGATAAGGTATTCAGGCTATAATTGTAGGCTAAAAATTAAAACAGCCTTAAATCGCTTCTATTTGCGAAATAGGGCATAAGGAGAAAGAAGGCATGGGTTTAACAGTATTAATAGCATATATAGCTACATTAGTGTTTGTGGCTATTATTACAAGGATATTCTGGAGGTAGTAGATGATAATATACATAAGCGGAGCAATAACAGGTAATCCGGGTTTTCAAAGAAGTTTCGCAAGCACGGCAAGAAAGCTAGAAGATAGATTCAAGGGTTGTAGGATAATAAATCCCGGAAATCTCTTCACAGTATTTGCGTATGGAACTCACGATGAGTATATGCGTATTTGTTTTGAATTGATCAAGATGTGTGACGCAATCTATATGATACCCGGGTGGGAAACATCCAAGGGAGCAAAAGAAGAGTACGAATATGCAAAGAAACTAGGATTAATAATATACAGAAATTTGAATTTATAAGAGGAGAATATGGCTAAAAAGAGATTTGAGTTAAACAGAAAAGATTATCTAAACATAAAAAAGATGGATCATCACCAGATGAGCTTATGGGCGGAGTCAATGTATAAGTCGGGTTTTGAGGATGGGCAGGCATCTGTACCCGGATTAGATATCAGCTTGATTAAAAAAGCTTTGTTAAGTGTCAAAGGTATAGGGGAGAAGAAAGCAGCAGATATTATCGTGGCTATTGAGAAGGAGACGGCAGAGTAATGAAAAGTGCGGAAATAAAAACTATTTTGGAAGAACACAGCAAGTGGCTAGAAGATAACAAAAATGGAAAATATGCAAACCTTAGAGGGGCAAACCTTAGAAATGAAGACCTTAGAGATGCAGACCTTAGAAATGCAGACCTTGGAGAGGCAGACCTCAGGGGGGCGGACCTTAGGGGGGCAGACTTCGAAGGGGCAAACCTCAGGGGTGCAAACCTCAAGAGGGCAGACCTCAGATGGGCAGACCTCAGATGGGTAAACCTCAGGGGGGCAGACCTCAGATGGGTAAACCTTGAGGGTGTAGACCTCAGGGGGGCAGACCTTAGATGGGCAGACTTCGAGGGGGCAAACCTCAAGGGGACAGATTTATACTATCCTATAGCTTGTCCAGAAGAAGGCTCATTCATTGCGTGGAAAAAAGCAGAGAACTGTATTGTAAAGCTTGAAGTTCTTGAAGACGCAAAACGATCAAGTGCCGCTAATAGAAAGTGTAGGTGTGATAAAGCTAGAGTAGTTGCTATAGAGAACATTGACGGTTCAGAAAGCCGTATTGCAGAAGTTAACTCAAATTATGACAAAGAATTTATTTACAGAGTTGGAGAAATAGTGACAGTTGATGATTTTGATGATGACAGGTGGAACGAATGTGCGCCAGGGATACACTTTTTTATAACTAGAGAAGAAGCGGTGAGATATTAATGACAGTAAGGAGGGAACAAGATGTTAAAGCCTAAAAAAAGCATGGAAGAATTTGAAAAATCATTCGGATTTAGAAAGTGTAAAGGATGTAGTGGCTTGCCTATTTACTACTTGTGCATAGCAAGAGACAGTAAGGCTATTTTTGTAAGCCCAACAATGCTCGACATACAAGATTGGGAGCGTGATGATCCGAGGGTGCATGCAGCGGTAAATTGCAAGTATAGAGATATAAGAACAACTTTAGATATCTTATATCAGTTAATAAAAGCGGATATGCTGAAGGGAGACTGGGAGGAGTAACAATGACGGATAAAGAATGCAATAAGATATTAGCAAAAGCTAAAGCCGTACATGAATGTATAGAAAACATAGATGAGCATGACGAATGGATTTGCCATATAAATGAGGAACTGGAAAAGCTAAATGTTATGAAACCTCGTCTTATAAAAGTTTTGGGATGCACTAAAGAGGAGGGAGATACATGTGTTAGCATTCCTTTAAGTAAAAAAGAAGAGGTAATGGAGCTTATAAAAGAAAAACTTGAAAAGGCAATACAAGAGCATGAAAAATCAATATCTAATGAATACGAAAAACTAAATAGCTTGTTGAAGTAAAACAACAAAATAACAGAAAGGAGTCGAGCCTGCCGGCACTAAGGGATATCCGGCTCCTAAAGTTGAAATGAATGTATTAAGCTTATTTGATGGCATAAGCGTGGGGTATTTAGCCTTACAGCGTGCAGGAATAGAAGTAAATAAATATTACGCAAGTGAAATTGATGAATACGCTATACAGATATCGGAAAAAAATTATCCTGATATTATCAGGCTTGGAGACGTTCTAGACTGGGAAAGATGGGATATAGATTGGTCAAGTATAGATTTATTGATAGGTGGTAGTCCTTGTCAAGGTTTCAGTTTTGCGGGAAAACAACTAAATTTTGAAGACGAAAGAAGTAAGTTGTTTTTTGAATACGTAGACATCCTAAATCACTTAAGGACAGTAAATCCTAATATCAAGTTTTTACTGGAAAATGTAAAAATGAAAAAGGAATATCAAGACATAATAACGGAACACCTCGGAATTAAGCCCGTTATGATCGATAGTGCTTTGGTATCAGCGCAAAGACGAAAAAGGTTATATTGGACTAATATAGCAGATATAAAGCAGCCCGAAGACAAGGGTATCTTACTTAAGGATATCGTACATGAAACGGCTGATTTAGATATGGCAATGTCGGAATCATGGTGCAAATGGTTTAAGGAAAGGGTGGACAGACTCATAAATAAATCTTATGTGGCTGTAAGTCCTGAAAAAGCTCTAACTATGACTGCAAGGCAATATCTAAATTGGAACGGCAACTTTGTATTCGAATGTTTGGAAAAATACAGGGTGCCTTTTAGTAAAACTTTGCAAATCATAGAAAAAGAAATTGAAAAGGGAAAAGTTGGATACTTTAAGTCAGACTCTCAAGGAAATAGGGTTTATTATATTAACGATAAATCAGTAACCCTATGTGGTAATGCTGGAGGACTGGGTGCTAAAACAGGGCTGTACTTGTTCGGTTGTATAACTCCGGACAGGATAGAAAAGCGACAGATCGGACAACGATTTAACGATGGTCAAAAGTTTTACACCCTTACGGCAACCGATAAGCACGGGGTACTAATAGAAGGATACATCCGTAAGCTTACACCGATTGAGTGTGAACGACTTCAAACGGTACCGGACAACTACACGGAAGGCGTAAGCGACAATCAGAGATATAAAATGTTAGGTAATGCCTGGACGGCGGATGTGATTGCATATATTTTTAAGCACTTACAAAGAAAGGAGTAACAACATGACAAGAAAAGAAACATTGCAAAAAGCAGAGAAGTGTGTAAATGGCGACAGAGATCTAAAGTACGGCAAGCCGGAAAATAATTTCAAATTAATAGCGGCTTACTGGGGTGTACATTTAGGTATTTACTTAACGCCCAAGGAGGTAGCGGTTATGTTGGCACTTATGAAAATAGCAAGACTTAAATCTAGTGAGTTTGAAAGTGAGGATAGCTGGGTGGACTTAGCAGGATATGCCGCTTGCGGGGCAGAGATAGCCACAAAGCTGGATATACCGGAGTTCCCGCAAAAACAGGAGAACTAGATGGAAAGAGGTAAGAGTAAATTTTCCCACTGGTGGTATGAAAATGTTTGGAGGTGTAAAAACTGTAAGCATTATGAGCCATTTAACGGAGTTTGCTGCAATGCTAAAAGCGAGTGGGTGGCAGATTTTAGGGACGAAGACGATGCTTGTATAAATTTTGAGGAAGGGGCGTGGAAACATGAATAGAGCACAAAGAAGAAACCAGATTAAATCAGGCATACCTATGAGAAAAAAGCCAGTATATCAAATAAAGCCTAAAGATTACATGGCTATGAAGAAAAAGGCTGTAATTGAAGGCGTAGATAATGCCTTAGTGCTATTGCTATCAATTCCAGTCAAAGTATTGTGTGACAATTACGGCTGGACAGCGGAAAATGAATTACCTGAATTTGTAGAGCACATGATAAATGAATATGAGAGTTTTTCAGATGGTAAAATTACGCTGGAAGAATATCAAGCACTTGTCTACGAACAATGTGGTGTGAAATTTGAAAAGACCATATAATTATTAAGTTTAAGGAGGAAGAGATATGTATATACTTAAGCATGAAAACGAGAAGGTAAATGCCTTACTAAAATCAGGTAACACTTTTACAGTAACGACTTTGCCACTCGAAGAAGTACATAAAATAATGGAAAGTGGTAAGCTGGTTGAATCGGATAGAAGTGATTACCCGATATGCATTGATGAAAAATGGTATTTTGAGGGAGAGGAAAGTGTCAAGGAGGCTAAGAAGAAGTAATGAAAACATACTACTCAGACTATGTAATTCATTGTCTTAAGTTTAGAATTAGATATCCGGAGGGTAATTTTAGCAACCACATAGATAAGAAAAAGTGGATGGCTAGTGATAAGATTTACAATCGACTAAGTAATGATGAGAAATTCATTATAAGTAATCTGTATAGCACGGATAATGGAAATTTAAGAGACAATATTCAGGACACAGCTACTATAATGAACTGCAAGGCAAGTACTATATGGAACTTGCTAACTCGTGTCGAACATGATCTGGCGGTGGAACTTGAATTAATTGATAAATGTATTGACAATATAAGCGTAGTAAGATAAAATATAGAAAGCTATACTTAAAAATAATA